CATCTATAATTACTTCGCCAGTCTTAAAGTTAGAAGTATTTGGATTATGTTCATAGGTGGCTTGCTCAGCCTGTTCCCCATTACAATCACAGTTGCTACAATCACATTTTTCATGATCTGCTTCTACACAGTGACATAGATGTCCACATTTTTTACAAGTCTTATTTTCCATCTTTTCCCTTAGGTAGTCCACTTGATAGCCATTTAATAAATTTAGTCCATGGCCAACAGATGATACCCCATATTTTTTTAATCATCCTTCTTCTCCTCAATTCCGTAGAAGAACTTGTCTGAGTCCTCAGTTGTCCATCTACGACTATTTTCAACAGTCCAATCACTGGTTTGTACCTTCCAATCAGTTGGAACTTCATCCTTCACCGTGAAAGATGGTACGTTCCATATTAATCTATTATTTGGCTGAGCCGCATAGTTGCCGTTTTCCAACGCAAGTATGTGTGCGCACTTATGTTCGTGCGGAATTTCGGAATGATCCGTATCGACTATATTACCTTCTGGATGGCTCCAGTCAATTGTAAAAAGATAATTTCCATAATACCATTTCTTATCTTTTCCTATATATTTTCCGGATTGTCCGCTTAAAATGTCGTAAGTAGTAATAGCAGGATAATAACTAAAACAATTCCAAAGCTCCAACTCGTCAAGTCGCATCCTAGGAACCTTTTTGACATCAAAGCCTCTTTGTATGAAGGCGCTAATCGGTAAACGATAGAAGACAGCACCATTTTCCATAATTGCGTGAAAGAGTATGGCACTTCCTGTAATCGATGCCATGCCAAAGATAATACAGTCTTCCACTTCTCCATGGTGTCCCTTAAGGTCATAGAGATATTCTCTCCTGACCTGCGCATAGGTCGCAGGAATATTCGCGTTTAAGTATGCCATCTATCATATAATCCTTATAGTGCTGCGATTATAAAAATCACAAGTACAACTCCGGCACCAATACAAACTTTTCGGTGATCTTTCCAGATTTGTTTAATTGTTTCCATGTTTCCTCCTATTTTATTTCGCCCCAATTATCTCCACACTCATAGTCTACTTTATTGGGGATTTCAAGCGAAACCGCTTCTTCCATAATAGTTATTATTTGATCTGCTTGTTGTTTATTTTTAATAGATATATCTAGTTCATCATGCACTTGTATGTGTGGTATAATTCCTTCTTTATGTAATTCAATCATAGCTTTCTTTGTCATATCCGCAGCGGACCCTTGTATTAATTTATTAAGTGCTTTGTAAGTATAAGCACGTTTGATCCCTGGTCCGTGTTCCGCGAGTGCTGCTTCAAAGGGCAATGCTTTATGAATCCCAAATTGATTTGGTTCCCATAAAGGAAAACGACACAGACGACCAAGAAGAGTTCTTATTTGTCCTCGATCCTGGGCTCTGTACATGACAGATTTTATAAGTTGCTGTACGAACGGAACTTCTGTATGATACTTGCCCAAAAGTTCTTCTGCTTTCTCTTTACTCACTCCTAGAGAAGCTTGTAATTTAGCTTTACCCATTCCATAAAATAATCCAAGATTAATAGTCTTTGCTTGAAATCTCGGAATTTCAGCCATATCTGCAACTATTTTATGAAAATCTACATTGTCTTTTTGATAGGAATTCGCAATTTTATCAACTCCATAAAGTTTTTGCAAAACTGCATAATGTACCACGAGTCTTGGTTCCTGTTGGGAATAATCAAAACATCCCCATAAATGATTTTTTTCTGGTACAAAAATTCTACGAATGATTGGTCCGAGGTCCTTGTTCCGTGCAGGAATTTGCTGGAGGTTTGGATTCTGATAACTGAATCGACCCGTAATAGTTCCACCATTGTCACCACGAAGCTGATTAATATCAGCATGAATTCTGCCTTTGAAAACATGTTTAATAATTGTATCTATAAATGTGGTATGGGCTTTGTTAATTTCTCGTGCTTCTGCAATTTTTTTGACAATCGGATGCGTATGATTAGCTAAAAAATTTTTAGTGAAGCTTGGGGATTGGGTCTTAATTGTTCGCTCATACGGTTCTTTTAATTTATCAAAAACCGTAGCAATAGATGCTGCTGCCCATATTTGTACATCAATTCCTGTTTCATCCTTAATCTCTTTTAAAAGTTTTTTTTCTTCATTCCCCATCATCTTTTTTAATTTTTCAGCTTCTTCAATATCAACTCTTACGCCTTTGAATCTCATGTCAATAAGACAAGGTGTTAAAGCAGTTTCTAAATCAAAAATATCCCAAAGATCTTGGGTTTGAATCTCGTGTTTACATGCTTGCCATAATTTTAATGTTAGTTCAGCATCTTTTTCAGCATATTCTCCAACATACATAGCCGGTAGTTTATACATTTCTTGTTTTGGATCTACGCCCCATGATTTGGCTGCTTCTTGAAGAGAATACTCGTTTTTAGATTCATGAATATAGTCTCTACAAACAGAATTTAAATCGTAACGACCTCGATTTTCATCGATTAAAGAGGCGGCGATCATCGTGTCAATGATTCGCCCATTAATTTTAAATCCCATGGCGCGCAACCAACAGACATCGTACATTGCATTATGAAAAATTTTATCAGCTTCAGTAAGTAAAAGTTTTTTTGTCCATTTTAAAACAACATCCTTGTCCATATTACCACCACCTTCATGAGCAATGGGATAATAACCTTTCCATCCATCTACTGCGACAGCAATCCCTGTAACATGTCCTCTTCCTACAACGGAACCTGATCCATGTGTTTTTAGCAATGGGTCTTTGGTCTCTAAGTCAATTGAAATTTCTTTGTGGTCCCTTAAATCTGGAAACTTAGTTGGTGGAAGCCATTCAGTTTGGGGTTTGAATAAGGGTTCTTTCATATATTATAAACTACTTTCATTACACAATACATGACTATACATATTATTGTGATAAAAAGAAGATCAGCTACTAAAGCTTCTGATTGAGGTTCTTTCATTTATGGGTAGTCTCTTTCAATAATCATATCAATAAAATGTTTTGCCTTAAGTAAATCTTGCTTTCCTCCTTTATTTTGATGTCGTAAAATATATTTAATAACACAACCTTCTGGATATAGCAACTTGTTCTCCACAACAAATTTGCTTGGCTGAATTTTATATTTAATATAATGTTTTCCGCCTATCTGTTTTTTCCACACACTCATCATCTCCCCCTTATCTTGTTCCAAAAATTATTGTGCTTCATTCCTTTATATTCTCCGAAAGAAAAATCAGGTTGATACAAAAATAGATTATATTTAGTTCTAGTAGTTCCTACGTAAAAAACTCGTATCTCATCATCCCTGTGTTTTTCTCCTTTGCAATAAGTATCGTAAGGTAAGCGAGGCCAATCACAATTAAGAACTGTGTTGGCTGATTCTAGTCCCTTAGCTCCATGAATCGTGGATAAAAGAATACGTTTAGATTTTTTATAATTGCCGTTTTCTATAATATTTTTTAAATATTGAGTGTAATTTACGTAATGTTCTTTGTTACGAGGTTTTAAATTTAATAGTTCGTGCCAAGGTGTGTTAATATCAACATCAAGATAAAATTTAGATTTTAAATCATTATAATTATATTGTTCCCCTTTTAAAATAATAGAGTCTATTTGAATAAGAGAAGTTTTTTTTCTGTCTCGAATTTTTTCTGCAGGAACGCTTTTATAAAATTCTCTAACTTTTTCGCCTAGAATTAGGTTTCCTTTTTGAAGCATAGTCCAGGTTTCTATACTTTGTATCTGATCTACGGGCACATTGGGTATAGTCCCTCTTTCTAATCCATTGCTTTTACCATTTGAATCCTCTACCGTTTCCCAAGTTAAGTTATTTTTAGCTAAAATCTGCGACCAAGAATAATTTTCCTGAGAATATTTCATATCTTTTTCTCTGTTATTTCGTGATAAAAATAACCAATGAATAGAAATCTTAGGATCCGTAATGCTCATGTTTAAATAATTTTTTTCAAAACTTTCTTTATTTCTAAATGCATGTATTAAACCACAGTGTGGCATATTGTATTCATTTTCATTGGTAGGAGTGTACTGTTTTTCTTGTCTTCTATCTGCGGGAATAAGATGAATAATTTTTTGGGATAGTTCCCATATCTTTTTATTTAATCTAGGTGACTCTTTTAATATTGTTGTTTTATTGGCAGTCATATCTTTAAAAATTTCTACCTTTCCTCCTTTAAATCGATAAATCGCTTGGTCATCATCTCCGGCAATATATACATTTTTAGAAACACTAATAAGTTTATTAATAATTAACCATTCTAGTCGATTACAATCTTGTGCTTCATCAATCATCAGTACAATGTTATGATCAAATTTAATTTTATCTTGAAGGCCTTTATATTTCACATCTACCCAATCCATTTTTAAATGGTTCTTCTTATAATTTTCATAGCTTTCAGCCACTTGAATTATAAATTTTCTGCCGATGTCTGTTTGTTTTTGGGAATCATAGTATTTTAAAATATTTTCAATGCCCTCTCCAATAGTGATTCTACCCATCTCAATAATTTTCATGGCAATATGAAAGTTCCTTTTCTTATCCTCATTTATTTCTGTATTTTTTTTCACTTGATAAAATTCTGCTAGACAGTTACTAGGATAACAAATATCTTTGTCCTCTCTTATTTTATTCATTAAATAAGAATCAATGGTTCTTACGCTATGGTGTAATTCCTTGTCACTAAATTTATTATTATTTCTTTCTTGAATTCTACCTTTAATTTCTCTCGCAGCCACTCTGGTAAAAGAAATGGTTAAGGTTTGATCAAAAGGACAATTTTTATTTAAATGTTCCTGTAACCGTTCTACTAAATTATAGGTTTTACCTGTTCCTGGAGCACCAAATATTTTTTCTATGTATGCCATTAGTATGGGATTTCTGGGCCTTTCATTTCTTTTGTTTCCAGTTCCTCTGGTTCTTCAAAATATTCTTTCTTTATAAAAAAACATCGTTTATCTTCTTTTCTATCTTTTCCACCCAATTTATTTTTCGCAAAAATTGTCTTTATAAAGGATGTGGTTTGATTAGAAGACATTTGCCATTCTTTTTGAGTTTCTAGATGTGTTTTGAACCATTCAATTTGAAACCAAACAGTTCCTTCTTTGTCTATAAAAGGAGATTTATCCTGGTAAGCGGTTTCCCATTTTCCATTATCACTTTCGTCTACATTAACCATATCTAGACACCATTTACTTAAATGTTTTCTAAGTTTTCCTTTATTTGTAGTTTCAGGATCGGCTGGAATAACAGTAAGATTTTCTTTACTTTGAAGTTTACTAAGAAGAGTTTCCCAATCTCCTTGTTTTAAAAGCTGTGGGGTTTTGCCGGTTTGTTCGGTCGCTTGAATTTGCCATAATCTTTGAGTAGCTAATTCTCGTGATGTAAGCACCACAGTTTTTCCTTCGTACGTTAAAAACCAAACTTTAGGATTAGAAACCATAACTGAAAGTTTACTGACATTGTTATTTGGAACATTTCCTTCTCCTACCCCATGTCTTTGAAGTCGACATTTTTGTGAATTACAGAAAGGTTGAAGAGGGGGTTTTTTACAACCATAAAAATAATCTTTTTTGGCTAAAGAATTTTGAGTATTTAAGACTTCTTGTGGTCCTAAAGGACCACCTTGTAAATCTTTGAACCAATGAGAATTATATTTTTCTAATTTTTTTTTCCAAGTATCTGGAAATCGTTTTTTAAGATAAATGCCAATTTCAATTAAGGTATTGTTTCGTTGACCTTCTACGAATCCATACGTGGCCATAGTTCGTAAACACATTGGTCCATCTTTAAACCAATCATCTTCTAGGGGAATACTAAATTTTTCTAATTCTTCTTCGGTTAAAGAATATTTTTCATATAATTCAAAAAATTGTTCTAGAGTTGCTTCTGTACCATTATCATTTATGGCAGATCTCCATTTTGTTTTGTCAAGATTCTTGTAATGGTAATACGGAAGGTTTAACCAATTTCCAATTTCACCTTCTTCTAATATTTTAGGCTCAGTTTGAATAGGGTAAATTCTATCTTGATTAGCTTGTCCTAATGTTCGTGCAATTTCTGTAATTTTATCCTGCATTAATTTTGCAGGCACCCAGGTTTTAGAAAACAAAAAAGCATGGGCTCCTTTACTTTTAGATTTACAGAGTATTAAAGGAAGTTTTCTTTTTCTAATTTTTTTATTTAATTCTTGGAAATTAACTGGGTATTCATCAATATCTATGCATCCCCATTTACATTTATGATCTTCCTTTACTGGCGCAACGCCAATACTGTCAACGGTTGGAAAAAATTCTTTACCATCTTGGGTGATGACTTTTGGTTTAAATTTAATACCATGTAAATGATTATTCCAAATTTCATCTGTAAGAAGATCTCTTGAGGTGTAATTAACGCCTTTTTGTTTAGGGCCATCTGATTGTTTAAAAGAAAAGACACCAAATCCCTTATTAAATCCTTCAAATATATTTTTAAATCTTTCTATCATTTCTTTGTCTTGGGCGTTTCCACTCTCGCTTCCACGCCCAATCCTAGGAATCTAGTGTATACTAGATGATTAATAGGGTGAATCGCTTTTTGATTCTTCAGTTCCGTGTTTAACGTTTACTAAACCTTTGACAT